CCCTGTGTGGTTAAAGAACCACAACCCCCATCATATTAGAGATGGGACCCAACGGCGTTTTAATGTGACTGCGCCGTGCAGTGCAATTCGCTCAAGATGTTTTGCATCTCGGGCAACCCAAGGATCAACAAGATCCGAGAGTTTCTCGAAGCATTTCATCAAGGCACCGTAGCCCTCCAGTTTATCAGTACGGTAAACTGGGCTTGGAACCAACGCCCTTATTTCAAAGCGTTGGAGGTCACTGTTCCATCTATCGACGGAACGATAACCCAAGTAAGAGTTACGGCCCAATCCAGAACTATTCTCAGACACGTAGGGCAAAAGCCCTACAATGCGTTCAAGTTTTTCAAACATGAACTGGGCAGTCCGCCAATAACCCTTTTTGTAAAAAGAGTTAGCAGTGGCTACCCACGAGATTAGACGATCGGATTGTTGCCTGTTCTCAGGACGCAAACTACGCAGATACACCGGTGTTACCGGCTCTCCGCGGAATGCATCAACACCACATGACTCTCTGAAGCTTCCGCTCAAGAAAGTCTTATTGGTGTTTACCTTACAATTGTATTTTTGTAGGTAAGCGAGAACAGCGTTCGCATATGTCGTGGGAACAATAATATCGTCCCCATAGACATGGACATTCCTCGAAACCCTAAAACAGTTTCGAAATGTCACAGGAAGGTTCTGCAACTCCAACAAGGCCACTACACAAATAGTGTAGAAATACATGGCCTCTATGGGGAAGCAGAGAGCACTACCCATCGATGCAAATTTTGCCAGGGGGCCAACAATGGTCCCGTCTGGCAAAATTGCTCTAGTCGTCCTACATGCTTCGATCGCGCCCTGAAAATCAGGGTTAGAACGAAACATCTCCATTGCAAGATCATGGGGAACCCGGTCACTTGCATCAGAAAGATCAATCGTTGCTAATTGACCAGAGGACGAAGAAGTTATTGCGAGTCTTTGGTTGACAGATTGGTCACGAAAATTAACGTGACCCTTCGTCATCCAAAAGCCCTCGATCGCGTTATACAACGTGTTTCGAAGACCCTGCTGTGCATATTGCATACAGCATGGCTCAATTGCAATAATTCTGGGACTCTTCAACGTTTTGGGTACAGTAACCACCCTAACAGGTGCTTCCTGAACCTCTGGCACAAACGATACAACTTCGAGTTCCTCAGAATCAACCGGTAATCCGATAGGATAACCGGAATCAATAAGAGGAAAATAAGACTCGAGACGCTCGTGCCACGTACGCCAGCTGTATTTACTGTTTCCAGAAATATAGTCGGCAGTAGCTCCGGGACCGTGATGTGGGATAGATTCGGCCAGTACAAAAGTACGAACCAAATTATCCCATAAAACAGAAGATACATTAATAAACTTAATGTAGTCCTCTTCCGGCAGCGAAAACATTCGAAGAGATTGCTCAGTTGCGGTGAAGTTGTCAAGCGCTGATTGTACCCTTTCTCGAGTGCAATCAATTTCGAGCTTCTTGAAGGTGAGGCAGATTTGCCGAACACCCTCAACAGAAGCAACAAAATCACTTGACTCAACTTTACTCCTTGAGAGTTCTGTTGATTCATCGTAAATCCTTCCTGTCTCCCTGTCAAAAACTTGACTGGTCATACCTTGCAAAAAGGCAGGGATTGGCCCATTTTTCCGAAAACTTCGGAAAAGTGTTGAGTCAATTTTCCCAAGTGCTATGCTTCTTTCGAAGTCACGGCAGAATTGGGGAAGGACAATCGTTAAAAACGACAGTCCTTCGTTTTTGACACGTGATCTTATTGTTTCAAGATCACGTAAATCGGAGACGTCAGCGATACATTTCATGCACGCGTCTATATAGACATTGTGCATGATCTCCAGTTGGTCACTTGAGTGGCTTTTCATTGAGCCTCCTTCGATAAAGGGGGTCGCAATCCAGCCACGCTGCCTACCTCCTGATGCCCATAAAGGCATCAGCAATCTGATACCACTACGGATATACAGAAGGGGCTGTCAATGATCAGGATTCCTGACCAAAGACCTTCCCAACTGCCGTAGAATCTAACCAGGTTTTTAACCCGGTTATTAGATCGTTCACCTGTGTTGATGTGAAGCCCACTTCTGGGCGATCAATCACCACATAGAAGCTAAGCGTCTCATAATCGTTGACCGAAGTCAACGGATCTGCGACGATAGCCCGCTGATCGATCCGAACCATGGACCTAACTCGGCCCTTTGGTTTGGAATGCGAGATCGTTAATTTAAACGTCTCGTCCGCCATGACATAAATGGATTGTTGTCCATTACTTGTTATGCGCGGCATCGATTTTGCGACGGTCGCGACAGTAACAGATTGTGGATCGGTAAACATTGTGGTTGACCTCCGTAGAGTTAAGCGGAAGTTAATCCTAATGCGAGCTGATTCTTTTTCCGAGGAGAACCAACCTTGGTCAAAGCATTAGGCAGATAGATCTTATTTGTTACGGAAAATTCGTATTCCTACGAGAGATCCGTAGAGCAGACAAGATCGCAAGTTGTCGTGCAGTTAAACCACTCCACGACAGGCCAAATCCATACGGACTATCTGATCCGCGTCGAATCTTAGCATCGACAAGTCGATCCCAAGAAACGATAACGTCACCACCGCGCATCGGTAAAACCTGTTTTAAGGTAACCGTGCGAATGTCGTGACGCATAAGGAACAGATAGCGACATGCGATTGAATCGAGAGCCCAGTCGGTAATTCGGTCCATAACAGAACCGAAATCGGTGAACCAATCGATCAACCATGTCCAGGGCGTTGCCCTCCAGACGTTTGATGGACTAATCCGAAGTCCGTACATCGTCATTTGACGTTGTACTTCATTCCAAGCGGATGAGTTATCCGGGATTGTCGCATCAAATTCAGGACGATAGTAGCGGAAAGAACCAGAGGTTGTTATGTAAGAAGATTTCTTCTCCCATAACTCCCAATGGGGAGCCGCTCCATCGCGAAACATAATGCTGATAAAGTCGCCTGCGGGTGAAACCCGCATGCCAGGCTCTCCAGCAAGTTTCGTTTCCTGGTAATCGTCTAAAAGAGTGGCCTTCCTTCTGATCCAGCGATTATTCTCATTAGTCATTTGACTTTTGATTTTCGCTTGATTTTGATATACGTGATTTATATCACGTATATCTTTGATCATAGGAACCCAGCCAAATTGCTCATTGAGAAACGTATCAGCAACTTTCTTTGGTTGCATGATACGAGACGTAGAACCACCACCCATGATCTTCCAAATTTCATTGAAAGTTCGTGCGGTTTGTTTGAGTGTTCTTGGAACATCTCTAAACTCGGCGGCAGCTATGCCTGCTCCAGCTTTCTCTAGGCGTGGCCTCGTTTTAGCAAAGGCCACGGGACTCCAATTGTCCAGCGATGGAACAAGACTCATTCCACGAAGTAACTCGGGTAAGTTTGAATAACTTAGCGGGTCACCAGTGAAATCAGGCGAATGAAATCCGCCTATATACTTCATGAACCCCGTAATCCCGTAATAATTACGGGTAACGGGATCAGAAATATACGTGCCTTGTCCTTGCACCTGTTCAGGTGGAAAAGAGACTCTCAACTTCGTAAACGGCCCACCTTCAGTCCACGGAGGACCTGCGTGAAGTTCATCACGACAGGACTCCGCAACGGCTGCGGTGTACGTCGGCTGACACCACTCGGTACCTAAATGGTACCAAGTTTGGTCAGGACGTTGCAGGTATATTCTACCTGCTTCAAAACGCGCCATGCTCCCTAAGGGGCTGGCGTACCGAAAACGATATCTCTGTTTCCCGGACATTTGAGCAATACCTCCGTATGGTAAAGAATTAGAGAGGCTATGTTTTATTAGCCATTGCATCTGCACTCTAATTCGGGTGGAGACCTTAATAGGTCCAATGTTCTTAGCGAATTCACCAATGCAGTAAAGAGAGAAGGGTTAAAGGGCATAAAGCCCCAATAACCAGGCTTGACTTGAGCTTCGCAGCTCTCTTCAAGGCCTTTCCAACTTTCGTTGGTTGGGCTGATCGAGCTTCAATAGCTCGATCCATTTCAGCTCTCAACTCTGCTGGAAGCTTCTTATCATTTCTGATAAGTTCTTCTATCATCGCTATCGTTTCCAGTGAAAGACTGGTCAGGATAGAGACGATTTGGAGTATTCTCATCACTTTGGAATACTTTACTTTAGCCATAAGGCTGCTCCTTTCTCACGAAAGGAGCATAAAGTTCCATCGTGAATAATTCGAACATAGGACCATTTATGTGAAACCACAAATGGAAAAAGTCATCGCTGACTTCTTAGACGGCCCCGAGG